CAGAGAGATTACACCTCACAATACAACAAGTTCTTGATATGCCTGTTAGCCATTATAATCTTTGGTTAGCATACTTGAAAAAAGAGCAAGATGAGTATAAAACAAAACAATCATTAGCAGAAGCAAGGAAATATAAATAATGGCACAAAAACTCAATATAGATATTGTAGCACGAGATAAATCCAAACAAGCATTAAACAATGTTCAGGGTGGATTATCTAAACTTAAAAGTGCTGTATTTAACTTGCAAAATGCTTTTGTTGGTCTAGGCGCTGGATTAGCAATAAGAAATTTAGTTAATACAGGAAAACAAATAGAGGGATTACAAGTAAGATTAAAATTTTTATTTGGTAGTGCTAAAGAGGGTAGTAAAGCATTTGATGAAATGGCAAAATTTGCTGCTAAAGTTCCTTTTTCACTAGAAGAAATACAATCAGGTTCAGGAGTTTTATCAGTTGTTTCTGATGATGCTGAAGAACTAGCAAATTTAATGAAAATTACTGGTAATGTTGCAGCAGTTACAGGATTAGATTTTAGAACAACAGCAGAACAAATTCAAAGATCAATGAGTGCTGGTATTAGTGCAGCAGATTTATTTAGAGATCGTGGTGTAAAAGATATGTTAGGATTTAAAGCTGGTGCAACTGTATCAGTAGAAGAAACAGCAGCAGCATTTGAAAGAGTCTTTGGTAAAGGTGGAAAATTTGATGGTGCAACAGATGAACTAGCAAATACATTTGAGGGTACTGTTTCAATGTTAGGAGATTCATTTTTTAATTTTAAAAGATCAATATTAGATGCTGGTTTTTTTGATGAATTAAAAATACAGTTTAAACTTTTAGATACATTTGTAAAAGAAAATGAAAAATCATTTAAAGAATTTGCACAAACAATAGGTTCAGGATTAACAAGTGCAGTAAGAGGAACAGCAAGTGCAATAGTTTTTTTAAAAAATAATTTTAAACTAATAATAGAAACGATCAAAATATTTCTTGCTTTTAAACTTATTGCTTTCTTTTTTAATTTAGCAACAGCTATTAAAGCATCAACTATTGCTATGGCAGCTTTTAATAAAATGACTAGAAAAAACTTGCTGATAGGTAGTGCAGCTATAATAATTGTAAATTTACAAAAAATTATTGATTTAGTAAAAGAATTAACTGGGCAAGAATTAGAATCTGCAAATGCAGCAGAAAAAATGAAAGAAATATTTATTGAATCCTTACCACCAATATTTGAAGCTAAAACTCAATTTCAATTAATTAAAGAAGCAATAATAGAAACAGTAGATAAAATTAGAGAATTAACTAATAAGCGATTAGAAGAATTAAAAAAGAAAGCTGAAAGTATTAAAAATATAATTGCTCAAGGTTTTGTAGGTGGAATTAAAAAAATGTCAAATGCTCTTGCAGAAGCTATTGTGTTAGGTAAAAGTTTAGAGGAATCATTTAGAAAAATGGCACAATCACTTTTAGTTAAAATACTTTCACATTTAATAGAAGAAATTGCTTTAATGGGAATAAAAAAAATATTAAAAAAAGAAGAAGAAAATACTGAAGCTAAAATATTAAACACATTAAAATCTCAAAACACAGAACGAAAAAGAGCAATATTCTTTAATGCGTTAGGTGGTGGTGGTGGTGGTTTTCCAGGATTTGCTTCAGGTGGTGCAGTATCAAAAGGACAACCAGTTGTAGTTGGAGAGAGAGGTGCTGAAGTTTTTGTTCCAAATAGTACAGGACAAATAACACAATCTGCTAGAGGAACTGGTGGTGGACAAACAACAGTTAATTTTAATATCAATACTTTAGACGCAAGTGGTTTTGACGATCTATTAGTAAGAAACAGAGGAACTATTACACAAATAATTAATAACGCAGTTAATGAAAGAGGGAGTAGAAATCTAATATAATGTCTGGTGCTTTTCCAATATCATCTGCAAAGTTTGAAACTTTAGGAATAAAGTCTATTCAAAATACTATTATATCTAAATCTGTATCAGGTAAGAAACTTGCAAGACAAATTGACAATCAAAGGTTTGCATTTTCTGTTCGTATTATTACTGGAAAAAGATCAGATGTTTATGGAGATTTAATGGCATTTATAGTTAAACAAAGATCAGGTAAAGAAAATTTTACAATAATCCCACCAGAAATAGAAGATGCAAGAGGTAATGAAACAGGAACAGTTTTAGTAAATGGAGTTCACGCAGTTGGAGATACTACAATTACTTGTGATGCTTTTGCTGGAGATGGTGCTGGTAGATTTAAAGCTGGAGATTTTATAAAGTTTGCTTCACACGATAAAGTTTATATGGTCGTATCAGATGTAACAAGTTCAAGTAATGCAGCAACAGTTACAATAGAGCCACCTTTACTTGTAGCACTTGCAGATGATTCAGCAGTTACTTATGATAATGTTCCTTTTACAGTACATTTAACAAATGATATTCAAGAATTTGGTGTAGCTGGTGCAGATAAAGATGGTGCTTTATTATATCAATATGAATTTGATGTAGAAGAATCTTTATAGTGAAAAAATATAAAATAACCCACAAGATAACTGCCGATTTTATTGCCGAAGCTATTGTCAATGAAGATGAAATAGATAGTAATATTAATGATCTAAAAGAGTATAAGAAACCTAATAGCAAATTTGAATATACTATGTTAAAAGGTTCAGAAAGTGTAACACAAACAACTTACGAAGAATATGAGCAGAAGTCTAACAACAGCGATAAAGAACGCATTAGCAACAAATGAAATTAGACCATTTCATTTACTTACTATTGGATTTTCAACACCAGTAAATTTTACTGATTGTTCTTTTGCATTAACTTCTTCTGTTTCAGGTTCAAGTGTAACTTATAGCCCATCTGATTTTATTATTGGTATTTCTGATTTTACAGAGGAAATTGATTTAACAAAATCAAGTTTATCAATATCTTTATCTGGTGCAGATCAAACATTTATATCAACTGTTTTAGGAGAAAATGTAACTAATGATGTTGTAACAATACATAGAGGATTATTAGATTCTTCTAATGCTATAATAGCTGATCCATTTCTTTTATATAAAGGAAATATAGAAAATTTTGCAATACAAGAAACAACTAAAAGTAGTTTTGTTAATATAACAGTAGTATCACATTGGGCAGACTTTGAAAAAAAGAATGGTCGTAAAACAAACAATACATCACAACAAAGATTTTTTAGTACAGATGTAGGTATGGATTTTTCTTCAGAAACTGTCTTAGATATTAGATGGGGTAGAGATTAATGTTTAAATGGTTTGAAAAAATATTAATTAAAGTAGCAAAAAAAATACTTAACAAACACGCACCTAAAGGCGAGTTTCTTGCTTACATAAATAAACGAGAAGAAAAACTTTTAAAACAATATGGTGGTGCTGGATTACCTATTAAGAAAACAAAAATTAAATCATTTTTTAGCATAGGTGGTGTTTTTAGAGCTGCAGTTAGTTTTTTTACTAATGCTAATCCTGTTGTTACTTTAATTGCCACTATTGCTATTGCTTGGATATTTAGACCAAAAATTCCTGAAATATCTGACTTTGGAACTAATGAATTTGATGATTTTGAAAAAGGAGTTTTATTAAATAAACAAAGTAATGATGCAAATATTCCTGTTGTATATGGGGAAAGACTCGTAGGTGGAACTAGAGTTTTTATGGAAACTTCAGGAACAGATAATACTTACTTATATATGGCAATCGTTATGTCAGAGGGAGAAATAAACTCAATAGAAGAAATAAGAGTTAATGATACTGCTGTTACTTGGGCAAGTGCTTTATCAGATGGAACAGAAGTAGAAGTAGGAAGTGGAGATAGTACATTTTTTAAAGATAGTGAAAGTTTAATTAGAGTAGAACCTCATTTTGGTTCAGATGGTCAATCAGCATCATCTTTATTATCAACATTATCAAACTGGGGAAGTAATCATAAATTATCTGGTTTGTGTTATTTAGCTTTAAGGTTTAAATGGAATCAAGATGTTTTTACAGGGATACCAAAAGTTCAAGCAAAAATAAAAGGTAAAAAAGTTGTTACATTAGCATCTAACTTATCAGAACAAACTGCATCATTTTCTACAAATCCAGCTTTTTGTTTATTAGATTATTTAAGAAATGAAAGATATGGTAAGGGTATTCCTACTTCTGAAATAGACTTACAATCTTTTTATGATGCCTCACAAGTTTGTGTAACACAAGTAACACCATATTCAGGTGCTAGTGATATAAATATTTTTGACACAAATGCTGTATTAGATACATCTAAAAAAATAATAGAAAATGTAAGAGAGTTATTAAAAGGTTGCAGAGGTTATTTACCATATACACAAGGAAAATATAATTTAATTATAGAAACAACTGGAACTGCATCTATTACATTAACAGAAGATGATATTATAGGTGGATACAATTTATCCTCTCCAGCTAAAAACGAAAAGTATAATAGAGTTATTGTTAGTTATGTTAATCCTGATAGAAATTTTCAGGTAGATGAAGTTCAATTTCCACCAATAGATGATAGTGGATTACCAAGTGCAGATAGACACGCAACTATGAAATCAGATGATGGTGGTTTTTTATTAGAGGGTAGATTTGATGTAGGCAAAGTTATAACAAGCACATATCAAGCAGAAGAAATGGCTGAAGTTATTTTAAGAAGAACTAGAGATTCAGCAAGGCTTTCTATTAATGTTGCTTTTAATGCTTATGATTTATCTATTGGAGAAATTGTAAATATTAGCCACAGTTCTTTAGGATATTCTTCAAAACCATTTAGAATATTAGCAATAAAATTTAACCCTGATTTTACTTTAGGTTTAGATTTAGTAGAGCATCAAAATTCACATTATACTTGGGCAACCAAAACACAAGCAGCAGCAGTACCATCTACTAATTTACCTAATCCATTTACTATCCAACCACCAGCTAGTGTTACATTATCTGATGAATTAATTGAATATAATGACGGCACTGTCATAGTGGCGATGAATATAACAATTGGTGCTTCTCCTGATAGCTTTGTTGATTTTTACCAGGTAGAATACAAATTAAGTACAGATTCAGATTTTATTATATATGCACAAGGTTCAGGATTAAATCATAGAGTTTTAAACGTAATAGACCAACAAACTTATGATGTTAGAGTAAAAGCAGTATCTAGTTTAGGAGT